CTCCAACACTCGCCTGGCGCATCTCACCGCTGTGCAGACAGTTTAAAAGCCACTCAGTGACGCTATCTAACGCCTCTAGCTTTTGATCCTGCAACGCCCTAGTCTGTGGCACTAAGCGCAGATTCAAATTGCTTAAATCGAAGTTTCGAAGGTAGTGCAGCAAAGACGATGCGCCACCAGCGTTGTACCAACTGTCAAGATTTGCAAAGTATTCACTATCCTGCTGTCGGCCAGTGCCAACATCAAAAACGGCAAACCTGCGCTCATCCAGCGATGCGGGGACAACAAACTCTTCGTTACTCGTGAATAGGATGCGCGTGTAATTTTGGGTGGTATATGCATCAACGCCCTTGCGCTCGATTGTTAACTTATCATTCGTAAGAAGGTCTTTTAGAGCGCCCTCTGAGGACTTAGCGCCTGCCCAATACGCCTCATCAGCTTGTAGCAAAAGGCACGACTCAAGGTGTCTGTTGAAGTTCCCTGTGACGTGTTCAGCGCGGCTGACGATCTGGTGGTGCGCCGCAAAAAGATGGCCTAACATCTCGCCAAACTTGGTCTTGCCAGTACCCTTTCGCCCCCTCAGAACTAACCCAACACCGACCTTTGTCATAGGCTTCTGGATAATCTGAGCCGCCCAGCCGATGATGTAGTTGGCGTGTGTGGCATCACCGTCAGCGATAACCTTGGTGACAAAATCAAGCCACGGCTGCACGTCACCCGCACAGGCTTCCACCGACCAGCCTCGCCACAGGTTGTACCTATCAAGCGTCTGCATGTCCGGCGCAAATGTCAGGCCAGCGGCATACGTTCTCCGCTCAGGATTCTCTAGCCACATATCCACCAGATTCAACAGCTTCGGCTTCTCATCACCGCTGAGTACGCGACAATTCATATGTTCTTTCTTCAAATCATCAAGCTTATAAAGAACCATATTCTCTTTGTTAAGGTCTTCGCGCAGTACCCGCGCTGAACCTTCAACATGCACAAATGCCCACTCTCTAAGCATCCGTGGCAATCTTTCCTCGACCACCTGCTCAGATACAACTACCTGCTCCATCGCCTTGACGCTTGCCAGCGTTACAGGGTTCCTACTCTGACTATCAAACGTCTGGTAACGCCTCTCACATTGCCCTTCTTGGTACTTTGTGCCAAGGCTTGACCACTCGTCCCAGATCTCCCAGCCGATGTCCCGACCATCGAAATGGTGGTGTAACGCCATGCCGATTTTTACCCACTCATCGTGATGAGTGTCTGCGTCCAATCCGTCAAGCAACTGCCGCACAGCTTCATCTTGCATGTCAATTTTAGGCTTGAACATCGACAAGTCATCTGGGTCTAAGGTGATACCTGCCGCCCCATGACGTGCTAACTCCCAACCGTCTTGATTCTCAGCCAACGACTCAAAGTACGCAACGAAAGCCTCTGCCTGGTCTCTGGTAATTGACGGTAACTCTTCTTGTTTTATATCGGCAATGCTTTTGCCTTTGTGCCAGTGATAAGGCTTGTTGGTCGCCGGATGGATACCGAAAGCCACAAACTGTTGCCCTTCCGCAAGAATCTCAACAGCGTGTTTGTTGCCAACGGTGTCGGCATATTCTGCGGAGCGAATTTTGCTGAAACTGCCTTCAACTTTAAAGGGCAGAATACACTTTGGTTTTTGCCCGATCCGCACAGCCGTATCGCCAACATTCGTTTTAAGCCAATGCAAGAGATCATAATTTACTTTCGCGTCCAAACAATCGATATCAACCGCTACCGTGTTCCTGCACAGCACACCAACGCCACCATCTGCGTGACCGTTCGATAGCCACTTATCTACGTCATTATGCGTGGCTCTAATATTTTGCCATCCCGATAGCATTGGAAACTTTTCACCTTTTTTCAAAGGCACAATCTCATAGCCTTTATCGACTAGCCTATGGCCGAATTCTTTTAAAAATGCCAAAACGATTTCCCTCGTCTTTATTTATTTAAGTCTTGCCGCCGCACTTAACAATGCAATCTCTGCTCTACTTAACTTATTAATTAACCAGTTCAAACTTGTAATCGTGAACTCGCACACTTTCGCAAGAAAACAATAAAAACCATGCTTAACTTTTTCTTGAAATTTCATAAACAACCTCCTTGCTATTATTAAACTCGACAACGATATCTGGACACAGCATGCGCCAAGACACTTGACCATCAGTTATTAATTCCATCTGTAAAGCGCGATGTGCTGGCACTAACCCGGTCTGCGCCCACTTACTTAACGCTTGCTTCGAGACATCTAATCGCCGTGCAAGCGTTGTCCTGTTTTTAAGTTTCGCGGCTGCGATCACCGCATCGATTGCCGACTGCACATCAGCCGCATAGTCACTTACATATATCATTTATCACCTTTCATAATCATTGCTTTAGTTTGTCTTAAAA